GTTGTACGGCATCTTGTACCAGTTGTTGTATGTCGTTTCATCGGTTGCTTCACAGGTCTTTGCCTTCACAAGTCCCGTTGGTAGTGCAGAAGCCGTCAGCGACAGCGTTTCCGTCTTGACCTCGGTGGAGTCCTCCTTGGTCTGCCCCTCCGTTGCAGGACGGCTTGCTGTACAGCAGTAAAGCACGTGACGGATCTTGTGCTTATCGCCGCTGAATTCAAACATCAAAGCAAACTGTGACGGTTCTGCGTCATTCTTCTCCACCAATACACCGTTATTATCAAGGATTTCTCCCAGAATTTCAGTGGCAAATTCCGTGGTGACAAGAGCAACTTCGAGGTCACCCTCATAGCCGGAATTGTTGTTGATGACATAATAAACGCTGTCATCGGCATAAAAATTCTCGTTCTCGCCGTTCGCATCAATGGACAGCGACACCGCACCGGGCAGTCGCACGGATTCTCCATAAACAGGCACGGTGGGCGTTCCATCGGGGTCAACACCCCACTGGGTAATCTTCGCCCAGTGGACGTTGTTCAGACCGAACTTGACTTTGTTTCTGTTCTTCGCCATAGATGTTTTCCTCCTTACACCGTCATTTCGTAAAGCACTTCATAGAGTTTTTCGCTCTCAATCCACGCTTCTGATTTCGTAAAATATATCTCATGCTGTGTCAGCACAGCTTCAATTTCTTCCTCAAGTGTCGGGTTCTTTTTGTCGGTGTACAGCTCAATATCCAGTTGCTTAAAACTGTGATATGCAACATTGTCAGCCGAAAAGGTGTCCTCACTGGGAGAAAGAAACAGAAGAAAAGGCGGTGCAGGACTTTCACCCTCTGTAAAGTGATGATACGCATAGGGCAGCCCCATTTCCGCCATTATTTCATTGATTTCTTCATAGGTCACGATAATTCCTCCGTAATCAAGGATTCGAGCAGTTCTGCACCATGTTCCTCGGCAGGAGCAATATGTGGCTTGCCCTGTACACGACCGCCGCCACGCTTGGCATGACCTTTTTCAAGAAGATGTGCCAGCTGATAGCGGTTCTTGGAATGTACCGTCATCTGTAAGGTGTGACTGTTTTCCTTGACCTTTTTGGTCGTCCAGCTTTTGCCGTATGCACCTGTATCTTTTGGTGCATTGGCAGCGATTTCTTTCTTGACGGTGGTTGCTGTCTTTTTGACTGCCGTTTTCATAGCATCATCGGCAAGCTCTGCATATTCCTGTAAACCTGCCATAATTTCATCGGCAAGGTCGTCAATAGATGTCATCGTCACCGCCTGCCTTTCGTACTTCACACACAATGGTGAGATAGTCATTTTTCAGATAATCGGGAGCAATAGATTTGATGTCATACACACTCCCACGAAACAGAATTTTATGAGTAGTGGGGTTCACACACCGCAGAAAAGCACACTGCCGAACCCCGAATGACAAGGACTGTATTTCTCGTGTGACTCCTGTATTCGTGGTTTCGGCAGAGCTTTTCACGGTAACGCTTGCCCAGCAAGAATATACCTCGTCCCATTGGGATGTATGATTTCCGATTTCATCAATGACAGTACGGTTTTCAAGGAAAGTAATCCGCTGATTCATTCTGCTGAAATCCATCAGATAATGCCCTCCCGCTGTGCGAAAAGAATAGAACGCAGACTCATCGTCAATCCGTGATAATCGGGATTGCTCCTGTTCTCATAAAGATAACCGAGTGCAAAAAGCACTGCTGTTCGGGTTGTATCCTCAAATCTTGTGAAACGCTCCTCATCCATCCTGCCCACGTCCTTGACCAGACATTTCGCCGTATCAAGAAGAGAGAGGATGAGCTTGTCATCCTCCTCATAATCGACACGCAGGTAATTTTTCGCTTCATCCAGTGTAATCATCACATCACGCCTTTGCGGTAGAAGTGCCCCTGATCGTCAGCGTCTTAACTGCCTCAGGAAGGATCAGCTTGCCGTCCACACGCTGTGATGCAAGGAAACCGACCTGACCATTCATTGCAAACAGCTCATTCAGACGCTTAAGAGAACGTCCCTGTCTGTCGGCAATCCAGTAATAACTGAAATCACCGAACGCAATCGCCTTACTGCCTGCATCGGGAGTCGGGGCGTAGACGGATGTCACATATGGGCGGTTAAGAATCGTATCGGGAACACCGGCAGTGACGGACGGCTGCCAGATGTACTGACCGTTGCTGTCCTTGACCTTGCGGAGAGCCTTGACCGTCTGTTCATTGAGAACCCACACAGCCTTCTTGCGGTAGGGACTCTTGAGGGAGTAGAACAGCTCAATCATATCATCGAAAGTGATCGCTGCACCTGCAGTTGTCGCACCGTTTTCCGCGCCGCCTGTGGCTGCAAAAATGCCGGTAGGTTTACCCTTGCCGTCACCGATGAGGAACGCTTCTTCTTCCTTTGTGCCGATTCTGCGTGCAAATTCCTTTGCAATGTAGGACGGCAGATCGAATACGGAATCGTTGAGAAGCTCCTCAGAAATCTTGATAGCCGTGCCGACCTTGTAAGCGGAAAGTGCGATCTGACCGAAAGCGTCATCGGAAAGGGTGTAAGCCTCTTCCTCCTCCATCCAGACTGCCTCGCCCTTCTGGGTGATGACGGGAATTTTTCTGTCGCCATGAGCCGTCTGAATACGAGTTGCAAGAGGACGGAACACATTTTCCTCCTCCAGTGCAGAAATGAGCTTCTTCTCAAACTCATCCGGCACGAGATAACCGCCCTCTGTATCCTCGCCGATCTGGAGAGCATTGCGAACATCCGCAAAATTTCTGTTGCGGACATTGTTCCAGAAAGCCTTGCTGTATTCAGCAGTTGCGGTAGAGGGTGTTTCGGGAGTGTCGATGTGTGTGCCGGGCGTGGTCACAACCGGCGTTGTGGTCGCAGCACTCATCTCACGGGCAAGCTTTTCCTGACGCTCAAGGCGGTCAATTTCCTTGCCGAGATCAACAATCTGCTGTTCCATAGCATCGTAGGTCTTGCCGTCCTCCTCGGAAAGCAGACCACTTGCATTTCTCTTGGAATCGAGGAAATCACGGGCGGTATCCCATGCCTTTGCTCTCTTTTCTCTCAGTTCCTGAATCGTCATAATATATCAGCCTCCTTGTTATTTCAGCAGAGCCAGACGCTTGTCCAGCTGTGCAATGGGTACGGATTTATTACATGCAGAAATTTTCTGCATGAAAGAAGCCGCAGTGTGGGACGGCGTGTACATCATGGATGCAGCATCCCTCTGCGACTTTTTCTCATTTTCATCATCCTTGGAATCAGTATCTTCCTCTTCTTCGGATTCCTCTGTTTCTTCGGGAGAATCCTCCTGTTCGGGTTCTTTCGCAGGCTGTTTTTCCTTTGCAAACAGAATGCCGTCCACAAAACCGAGCTGCAATGCCTTTTTCGCATTCAGCCATGTTTCCTCCGACATCATCTTTGCGATCTTCGCACGGCTGAGATGGCATTTTTCCTCGTAGGCATTGATGATGGATTCCTTGACTTCCTCCAGAAGCTCGATTGCTTTTTCCATATCTGCCTTATTTCCTGCGGCATAACACGCGGGGTCGTGGATCATCAGCATTGCGGTCGGAGCAATCAGTGTTTCATCACCAGCCATCGCCACAACCGATGCGGCAGATGCAGCCAGTGCATTGATTTTCACAGTGACTTTGCCCTTGTGATTGCGGAGCATTGTGTAAATCTGCGATGCAGCAAACACATCTCCGCCGGGGCTATTCAGCCAGACGGTAAGATCGCCCTTGACCTTGCTCAATTCATCACGGAACAAGGCAGGCGTGACCTCATCGCCGAACCATGTATCCTCCGAAATGGGTCCGTTGAAAAGAAGTTCCGTTTCATCGGTATCTTCGTTCTTTACAAAATTCCAGAATTTCTTCATTGTGCAGTATCCTCCTTTGTTTCAGTTTTTTGGTATGCAATTCCCGCATCAGAAAGTCGGCTCATCGAACCATTGACCAGATACAGATTACCGCCTTCTTCCTCCGGAATCAGATTCATATCCTCCAGCTCACGAATATCGTTAGCTGACATCCAGCCGTTCTGACGGGCAGTCGCATAACCGCTCATACGGCTTGCATAATCGCCACGGAGCAGTCCTTCCACATTGAACTTGATGAAATACCGTCCCTTTTCCGAATCAGAAAGCAGAGCCTTCATCAATGACTGCTCCCAACGAATCAGCCATGGGTCAAGGGTGTATTTCACGAACTCCAATGACAAATGCTCAATGTTGCTGAATGTGGCGTGGTCAAGGTCGCCGATCATATGCAGCGGCACACGGTACAGCCTTGCAATCTCTTCAATCTGAAACTTTCTCGTTTCCAAGAACTGTGCTTCGTTATTGGGAATGGAAATCGGCGTGTACTTCATGCCTTCTTCCAAAATTGCTGTCTTATGGGCATTTCCGCTGCCGTATGCCCTGTGCCATGCTTCACGGACACGCTCCGGATTCTTAATCACACCCGGATGTTCCAGAACAGCGGAGGGTGATGCACCGTTGGCAAAGAATGACGCACCATATTCATCACAGGCAACCGCCAGACCGATGGCATTTTTCGCCATGGCAATGGGAGAATATCCCACCAGACCGTCAAAACCAAGTCCCGGAATATGCAGAACCTGTTCCGCAGGAAGAATAATTTCACCTTGTTCCTTGAAGTTCGGGTTCTGCTCATCATATCTGCTGTATTTGTAAATGAGCCTGTTACGCTCATCACGGTCAACCTTGATCTTATCCGGCATCAACGGATACAGTCCCATCACATCACCACGACCGTTGCGGATGATTTGTGCATAAGCGTTGCCGTAGATCAGCAGGTGCGACATCAATGTTTCTCGGAACACAAACGATGTCATTTCGGGGTTTGGTTGGTCGTGCAGCAAAAAATATAGCGGGTGCTTCGGCACTCGCTCTTTTCCCTTATCTGTGTATTCGTAGACGTGCAGCGGCAGCTGTGCGATAGCTTCGGATAGCACTCTCACGCAGGAGTAAACGGCAATCTGCTGCATTGCCGTGCGGTCGTTGACGCTTTTTCCGGCAGTGCTTCTGCCGAAGAAGTAGGTGTAGCTAGGGCTGTCGTAGCTGTTCTGGGGCTTGTCTCTGCTTTTGAAAAGTCCTTTGAAAATGCTCATGGGAATCACGCTCCTTTCAGGATTGAATTTTTCGATGAGATATGATATAATGAAGGAAAGACGAGGCTGTCAACTACAAATTCTGATTGGATTTATCTTGTTATGAAAAAAAGAGATAGGATTACGCTATGAAAGATTATACA